CGAAGTCATCGGTTGCCATCAAACCAAGCAAGATGCGATTGACCAGATGGTCGCTGTGTCTATTGCTGAGGAGATGGAACCAGGTGGTGAACGTGCAGAGCAACGTCAGGTTGATTTGAGTTTGCCGGAATACATTCAATCGGCAGCTCGTAAAGGGTTGGACTACTACGGAAAGAAGTTGGCTGGTGCGGGCATTGTTCCTTCGACTGTGCGTGAAGCTCGTGAGATGGCTGCTGGTCGGATCACAGAAGACAAGGTAATTCGTGCGAACGCTTGGGCTGCACGACACATGGTGGACTTGGATGCACCAAAGAACTCAAACCCTGATGATGAGGAGTTCCCTGGTGCGGGTGCTGTTGCGTTCTACCTGTGGGGAATCAACCCACTTGACCCTGAACCTGCGATTGAATGGTTTCACGAAAAAGCGGAACTCATCAAAGGTGAACTTGAGGAAGAAGTTGAGGAAGAGGATGAGGATGATTTGTCTGAGGATGATCGTTCGTTCACGTTCCTCCGCAGTCCTGAACCTGAGTTTGGTAATGTTTCAGGTATGACAGAACAGGTAGAGACACGTCGCATCACGTTCAACCAGTTTGAACTTCGTGCAGGTCAAGCAGGCGACGGTATGTCCTTTAGTGGTTATGCTGCGGTGTTCAACTCTGATTCAGAGCCGTTGCCATTCATCGAGCGTATTGCACCTGGTGCGTTTGCTAAGTCGTTGAAGTCCCGCAACAATATTCGGATGTACATGAATCATGACTCGTCAATGCTGTTGGGAACAACACGCTCGAAAACGGTTCGTTTGGCAGAGGATTCCAAAGGCTTGTTCGTGGATGCTGATTTGCCTGACACAACGGTTGGTCGTGACCTGTCAGTTTTGATGCAACGTGGCGATGTGGATTCAATGTCGTTCGGTTTCACGGTTCCTCAGGGTGGTGACCGTTGGTCTGATGATGGTTCACGTCGTGAGCTTCGCCAGATTCGTTTGTTTGAGGTTTCGGTTGTGACTGGTTTCCCAGCGTATGCAGCGACTTCGGCAAGTGTTCGTAGCCTTGATGCTTTGGCTACTCGTACCGGCATTGATGCCGATCAGCTTGCTGTTGCTATCACAGCGTTGGAATCAGGTCAGACACTTGACCCGAACCATGCAGCGTTGTTGCGTGAAACGGTTGCGAAACTTGAACCAACACCACAGTCCGCTCCTGCGAGCGTCGGTGTGTTGGCGAAGCATCTTGAATTGCTGAAGAACTTCTAGTACTCTTTTTGTACTGCGTCGAATGAGTGGAGCCACCTTCGATGTTGCTGTGTACGGAGCCGTACCAGGTTTAAGTTAAATCTCCTGCGTATCCAAACATCAACATCATCCCTACGGGGAGAAGGAAAACATCATGAAAGAATATATTGACCGTCAGGTTGAGATTCGCAATCGTGCATGGAACGAAGCCAAGTCAATCTTGGACAAGGCCACCGCAGAGAAGCGTGAACTCTCAGCAGAAGAAACCCAAACCTACGAGCGCATCTCGAAGGAATTGGACGAGCGTGCGCAGACCATCGCAAAACTTCGTGAAGACGAAGCCCGTGAACTCCGCATGGATGCAGCTACCCGTGAAATCGCAGACCAGGTTCGTCCTGTTGCAGGTGTTCAGGTAGCAGATGACGCAGCACACCTGCGTTCACTTGTTGCAGGCGAGAAGCGCAGTCATGCGTTTGAGCGTCGTGACATCATCAAGTCCAGCACCGGCGCACCAGTACCTACATCGTTCTACGATCAGGTCATCATGCGTGCTCGTTTGGTTGCACCAGTACTTCAGACCTCAACGGTTCTGAACACCGCAGGTGGCGAAAACCTCCAGATTCCATCGTTGTCGACCTACTCGGTTGGCACGGTAACTGGCGAAGGTTCAGCAATCGGCGAATCCGATCCAGTATTCAACTCGTTCATCACCTTGGGCGCATACAAGTACAGCTTCCTCACACAAGTTTCAACGGAACTTTTGGAAGACGCTGGCGTAGATATGCAGTCGTTCTTGGCTGACCAAGTTGGTAACGCACTCGGCTTTGCTGTTGGTTCAGCATTGACTGTTGGTTCAGGAACTGATGCACCTCGTGGCATCGTGACTGCATCATCGGTTGGTGGCACCGCAGGAACCGCAACTGCATTCACCGCAGACAACCTCATTGACCTCCTTTACAGCCTTGATGGTGCAGCTCGCAACCTTCCAGGTGTTGGTTGGATGATGAACGGCAAGTCAATCGGCGCAGTACGTCGTCTGAAGGACACAGCTGGAAATTATGTATTCCAGCCTGCATTGTCAATGGAATCACCAGATATGTTGCTGGGCAAGCCAATCTACGAAAACCCATCAATGGTTGACGTAGCAACAACCACCAAGTCCGTGATTGTTGGACACCTACCTTCGTACTATGTACGAACCGTTGGTGGCCTTCGTTTGGATCGTAGCGATGACTACGCATTCAACAGCGGTCTTGTCACGTTCCGTGCGACATTCCGTGTCGACGGCAACTTGCCACAGACATCACACATCAAGCACCTCCTCCAACCATAAGTTGAGGTAGTGCAACCGATAGCAATATCGGTGTAAGTTTGAGGGTAGGTCGAACACGCAGGGCGACCTACCCTCATTACTTTTTATACCCTGCGACCTGCGAAGGAGAGAACGGTGGCTAATGCTCGTAATCGTCAAGAACATTCCGGTCGAATTACCAGACCTAGAAGCGGAGATATTGCTCCGAAGGGGAATAGCGCACTTGCCAGAGCAAGCAGACCTTCCACTTCCGAATCGTTACGAATCCTCTGGTACTCGAACGCCCCGTTCGCCCCAACCGGATACGGCACCCAAACAGCGCAAGTCGTCCAAAGACTCATCAAAGAAAAACACGAAGTAGCCATTCATGCCATGTATGGCATTGAGGGCATGGCTTCAATGTGGAATGGGATAAAGCTTTACCCAAGAGGTATGTCACCTTATTCCGATGATGTGCTTGTTGCGCATTGGATGGATTGGGCTAACGGTAATCGTGACATTCCTGCGATGTTGATGACGTTGTTTGATGTGTGGGTGTTGAAGTCACCATCGTTGGATCAGGTTCCGAATATCGCTTCGTGGGTTCCTATCGATCATGCGCCTTGTCCACCAGAGGTTGTTGCTTGGTGCAAGCGTAAGAATGTGAAACCGATTGCGATGTCTAAGTTTGGTTTGGAGATGTTGCAGAATGCGGGTGTGGATGCGATGTATGCGCCTCATGCGTTTGAGGATGTGTTTGTTCCTACACACAAGTTGGCTAATGGTCGTGGTGAGTTCACGGGTAGACAGCTCATGGAGGTTGACGAGGACAGGTTTGTTGTCATGATGAACGCTGCGAACAAAGGTCAGAACCCTTCACGCAAGTCCTTCGGTGAGAACATTTTGGCGTTCGCTATCTTCGCTCAAGATCGTCCTGATGCTTTGCTGTATTTGCATACTGAGCGTGATGGTGCGATGGGTGGTATCAATCTTGTTCATCTACTGGAGGCGTGTGGTGTGAAGCCGGAGCAATACAAGATTGTTGACCCGTATGCGTATCGGACTGGTTTCCCTCAGCAAGCGTTGGCTGCGCTGTACACGGCTTCGGATGTGCTGTTGGCTTGCTCGATGGGTGAGGGTTTCGGCATCCCTGTAATCGAGGCTCAGGCTTGCGGTACGAGGGTCATCGTTTCTGATTACACGGCTCAGCCTGAGTTGGTTGGGGCTGGGTCGGCTGTGGCTATCCAACCGTTCTGGGATAGCCATCAGAAGTCTTGGTTCTGCACCCCTCAGGTACCGTCCATCGTGGATGCCCTGATTGAGGCCTACGAGGCTCCTAGAGGCGTGTGCGCTGAGGCTGTGGAGTTTGCTGACCAGTATCGGGCTGACAAGGTTTATGACGCTTACTGGAAGCCAATCATGAAGGAGCTGACTGCATGGTGCCAGTCATCATCGTCCCAGTCCTAAATAGGTATGACCTTCTAGAACGCTGCTTGCAATCCATCGACTATCCGGTGGAGACACTCATCGTCATTGACAATGGTGGGCAGTCCACGTTGCATGACTGGCCTTGGGTGATTGACCGTCGCCATGTCAAGAACTATCACGTCTGGTCAATGCCAACGAACCTTGGTGTCGCTCCATCTTGGAACCTCGGTATCAAGGCAACGCCTTACGCTGACGGTTGGATCATCCTGAACTCTGATGCGTACTTTGAGCCTGGACAGTTGGAAGTTTTCTACAAAGATTGTCAGCCTGATTCGGTGACGTTGACTGAGGCGAAGCCTGGTTGGTGTTGTGCGTGGATCGGGTCTGAGGTGATTGCCAAGGTCGGGTTGTTCAGCGAGTGTTATGTTCCCGCCTACTTTGAGGACAACGATTTTGAGGAACGGGCTAAGCGAGTGAACGTACAGTTCTGGACTTCTGATGCTGGGATAGTTCACGACAACTCATCTACGATTAACTCTGCACCAGAACTAAACGAGCGCAACGCTAAGAGCTTTGCATCCAACGCTGCGCTTCACACGATGCGCTGGCAAACAGGTTTACCCGATGCCGGACATTGGGACTTAACACGACGAAGGGAACTCGGATGGGACTAAGAGAATACGACCCGATGGACGACTACGAGAATCTCCATGAAGGCGAGACCATCTATGTTCTCGGCTCAGGCGCAACACTCGACTATCTGACACCAGACTTCTTTGACGACAAGGTGACCATCGCAGTTAACTTCGTTGGCTCAGTATTCGGGCTGAAGGGTTACTACTGTTTCAGCCATTATCACGAAGACTCGAAGCATGAGGCGGTGCGTGAAGATTGCATTGGTGTCTTTACCCCTGAAAGGGAACACGGGACTGATGCGTCGTTCGGTGGGTTCATGCCTAATATCACCACATTCGGTACTCGTACCGGTAGACCAGGTACATCGTTTGATCCGCATGGCAAAGATTGGCCTTGCTTGTCAGGGCAGTTGACTATCGGCTCATCAAGCATTCATGGGGCGATGCACCTGGCAGCGCACATGGGGGCGAAGTTCATTGTGTTGGTTGGGGCTGACTGTGGGCAGTTGAACGGTAAGGACAGGGTCGATGGCTATGTTGCTGGTGATACTCATTGGGGTTTATATGAGCAACATCTTCAAGCGATGAAGCAACGGTTGTGGGATGTGTATTCCTGTCAGGTGTATTCGTTGAACCCGTTTGTGAACTATTCGCTTGAGGGTGTTCAGTATCGTGGTGCTGCGTCAATCAACTAGAATCGGAACACCATGACGATCACCAATGGCTACGCCACACGCAATCAGGTCAAAGCAGCTCTCCGCATTGGAACGGCTGACACCCTTGACGACGACCTGATTGATAACTGTGTTGGCGCTGCATCACGCCTAATCGATGGTTATTGCAATCGTCGCTTCTGGCAATCAGGCACAGCAGAGGCACGGGTCTTCCAAGCGGAAGATTCCTTCTACTGCTCGATTGATGACATCGCTGGAACAGCGTTGACGCTGAGAAGTCCTACTCAGGCTGACGGAACTTTTGACTTGACATGGAAAGTATCTG